TCATGGTATGACTATTACAACTCACAGCAGTTTTATGAAAACAGTATGTTTCATAGAGACACAGCTACATTGTTGTATTTTAATTACAAAACTACTCACACTTTTGTCTATAAAAAGAAAAAAACGGCTAATGGAACTTATAAAGTTGTAGAGAAAGATGATCAATTTAATCCTCCTCAAGAAATGATGGATGAGGGTGATTTTGAAAAAGTAACTAAAACTATTGATGTTTGGTATGACGGTGTAATGGTTATGGGAACTAACATAATGCTTCAATGGAAGTTGGGGGAAAATATGGTTAGACCAAAATCGGCAAGTCAATATGCTATGCCAAACTATGTGGCGTGTGCGCCAAAAATGTATAAAGGACAATTGGAGTCTTTAGTAAAACGAATGATTCCTTTCGCTGATTTAATTCAAGTAAGTCACTTAAAGATTCAACAAGTTGTTTCAAGAGTAGTTCCAGACGGTGTTTTTATAGATGCTGATGGTTTAAATGAAGTTGACTTAGGAACAGGAAACGCATACAATCCAGAAGATGCTTTAAGGCTTTACTTTCAAACAGGTAGTGTTATTGGTAGAAGTTATACTCAAGATGGAGAATATAATAACGCGCGAGTTCCAATCACTCAATTGACAGCTAATAGTGGAGCGAGTAAGATGCAAATGCTTATCGGAAACTATAATCATTACTTAGACATGATAAGGTCTGTAACAGGCTTAAATGAAGCTCGTGACGGATCAAGTCCAGATCCAAATTCTTTAGTTGGAGTTCAAAAATTAGCTGCATTAAATTCAAATGTAGCGACAAGACATATTTTAAATGCAAGTTTGTATATAACAAAAACTTTAGCTGAATGTTTGTCTATAAGAACAGCAGATGTTTTAGAGTATGCTGATTTTAAGGACGAGTTTGCTATGCAGATCGGTAAATATAATTTATCAATATTAAATGATATTAAAAATTTGTATTTACATGACTTTGGAATATTTATAGACCTGATGCCTGATGAAGAACAGAAGGCTATGTTAGAGCAAAATATACAGATGGCTCTATCCAAAGAAAATATAAGTTTAGAAGATGCTATAGATATTAGGGAAATCTCTAATATAAAAATGGCTAATCAATTGCTCAAAGTAAAAAGAAAAGCTAAACAAGACAGGGAACAGCAGCAGCAAATGCAGCAACAGCAAATGCAAGCACAAATGCAAATGCAAGCGCAACAAGCTCAAGCTCAGTTGGCAATGCAGACACAGCAGGCTGAAACACAATCTAAGATGGCCTTGAAAGAAGCAGAGGTTAGTTTTGATATACAAAAATTGCAAAGAGAAGCAGAATTAAAACAACAGTTAATGCAAGTTGAATTCCAAATGCAGATGCAATTAAAAGGTATGGAAGCTTCTAATTTACAATCCAGAGAATCTGAAAGAGAAAAAGCAAAAGACAACAGGATAAGTCAACAGTCTACTCAAACGTCTAAAATGATAGAACAAAAAAAGAGAGACTTACCAGCAATAAATTTTGAGTCTAATGAAGACAGTTTAGATGGTTTTGATTTAGCAGAATTTAACCCAAGATAATATGAGTAAATTAGATAAGAGAAATAGAAAAAAACAAAGACCTGCTGCGAGAGCAATAGAGTCTACACGTACTGCAACAAACGTTCCTACTAAACCTCGTAAAAAACTAATAACAAAAAAACAATCAGCGGCACAAAAAGCTAAACTAAAAAAGTATGCTAAAAATCTTAAACCTCTTCCTAAGCCAAAAATGAAAGGTGGCGCAGTAGGTGGAGGAATGATAGGCGGTGGTAAAATTTTAAAAGGAGGTAAAATGATATTAAAATATGTTTCAAAACATTTAGCTAAAAAAGGAGTTCCTAAAGCTCTTGATAAAAAGATAAAAAAATGATGGAAAAATCAGCAGGCCCACAATTAAATCAAGCACGAAATGATTTTAATAAAAGGGTAACAAAAAAAGCTATGTTAGGCAGGACTAAAAAAATACAATGGGAGGCCAGAAGAAGGTTTTCTAATATTTAAAACTGCCTAAAATATAATTAAAATAAATACTAACTTTGTTAAAAATAAAATCAAATGGAATTTAAAGTAAAAGCAGTAGACGGAAATGTCGAAGAAAAATCAAGAGCGCAAGTTGAAGAGGCTTTGTTAAAAGAACACGCTGAACAATTTGAAGAACAAAATAAAGAAAAACCTATTGAAAAAATAGATTTATCTGAAACTAAAACTGAGTCATCCGATAGTAAATCGAATGATGAAACTAAGACTGAAGAACCATCATTGCCAGAATTAAAAGATGATGATATTCTTTCATATATTAAAACAAGATATAATAAAGATATATCTTCTGTGGACGAATTATTTTCTGAAAAAGAATTAAATGAGGAGCTACCTGAAGATGTTTCTAAGTATTTAAAGTATAAACAGGAAACTGGACGTGGCATTAATGACTTTTATAAATTACAAAAAGACATTGATAGTATGGATGATAATTCCATACTTGCTAATTATTATGAATCGACTGAAGATGGTTTAGACTCAGAAGATATTCAAGATATTATTACAGATAAATTTTCTTATGATGAAGATTTAGATGATGAAAAAGATATTAGAAAAATAAAATTAGCTAAAAAAAGAGAACTTTCTAAAGCAAAGAAATTTCTTAATGAACAGAAAGATAAATATAAAGTTCCTCTTGAGTCAAGTGGGGGTGGGTTATCCGAAGATCAGCAAGATGATTTAGATGCATATAAAAAGTATATAGAGGAATCTAAAAGTATTGAAGAAGTAAATAGGAAGAGATACAATTATTTCTTAGATAAAACCGAGTCGGTTTTTAACAACGAGTTCAAAGGTTTTGAATTTTCAGTTGGTGATAAAAATATTTCTTTTAAACCAGGAGATGCACAAGAACTAAAAAATGTCCAATCTGACGTTAACAATTTTGTCAACAAATTTATGGATAAAGATGGTTTAATTGACGATCCTGTAGGGTATCATAAAGCCTTTTCGGTTGCTATGAATCCTGATAAATTTGCTAAACACTTTTATGATCAGGGTGTTGCAGCAGCTGTAGATAATGTTTCAAGAAAATCTAAAAACATAAATATGGATGTAAGACAACAATCTCAATCGGTTTCTAAAAATGGAATTACGATTAGACCTATGAATGTAAGTAACGATAATGGAAGAGGACTCAAAATTAAAAGTAGAAAAAATAATTAATAAAAAACAAAATTATGGCAGTAAATGTAACTCCAGGATTTGACTTGCAGCCAAGTGCGCAGCAAACTCCTTTATCAACAAACTACATAACTAACTTTGATTTCTTAAATCAGTATCTTCCAGATACTTATGAAAAGGAATTTGAGCGTTATGGAAATAGAACAGTAGCATCATTCTTAAGAATGGTAGGCGCTGAAATGCCTTCTAATTCTGACCTTATCAAATGGGCAGAACAAGGAAGATTACACACTAAGTATCAAGCATGTACATCTGCAGGAGCAGCTGGTGCTGATGATGGTGTTTGGACTATTCCAAACAACATCCAAAACTTTAACCCAGCTTTAGGTGGAACATCAAGTCAAGCAGCTTTAAGAGCTGGACAGACTGTAATGATCTCTGACAACACGCCAGGTTCAACTTTACAAAACAAAGGTATTATTACTGTAGCTCCAACAGCAGCAAATCCAAATCTCGTTACAATAGCGTATTACGAAGCAGGAGGTCAAGCTATGGCAGCAGCTACTGCTTGCGACATTTTTGTATACGGTTCTGAATTTGCAAAAGGTGTAAATGGAATGCAAGGTTCTTTAGAATCTGATGATTTTATTTTCCAAAACAAACCAATCATTATCAAAGACAAATATTCTGTTTCTGGTTCTGACATGGCTCAAATTGGATGGGTAGAAGTTACATCTGAAAATGGTGCATCTGGATACTTATGGTATTTAAAATCTGAACACGACACAAGATTGCGTTTTGAAGATTACTTAGAAACAGCAATGATTGAAGCAGTACCAGCAGCAGCAGGTTCTGGTGCAGGAGACTACTTACAAGGTACAGCGGCAGGAGCTTCTGTAGCAGGAGAGTCTGGATCTGAAGGGATTTTCTATGTAGTTGGACAGAGAGGTAATGTATTTGGTGGAGGAAATCCAACAACTTTAGCTCAGTTTGACAACATTATTCAAAGACTTGACAAGCAAGGATCTATTGAAGAGAATGTTATTTTTGTAGATCGTCAGTTTTCGTTTGACATTGATGACATGTTAGCAGTACAAAACTCTTATGGAGCAGGTGGTACTTCTTACGGTTTATTTGACAACGACAAAGACATGGCTTTAAACTTAGGTTTCACAGGATTCCGTAGAGGATATGACTTTTACAAGTCTGACTGGAAATACTTAAATGATCCTACAATGAGAGGTGGTCTTAATGCAGGTAAAGTCAATGGACTTTTAGTTCCAGCTGGATCTACAACTGTATACGATCAAATCTTAGGTAAGAACGCAAAGCGTCCTTTCTTACATGTTCGTTACAGAGCTTCTGAAACTGAAGACAGACGTTACAAATCTTGGATCACTGGTTCAGCTGGTGGAGCAAGAACAAGTGACTTAGATGCAATGGAAGTAAACTTCTTGAGTGAAAGAGCTGTATGTACTTTAGGTGCAAACAACTTCTTCTTATTCCAAGATGCATAGTAAATAGTAGTAATAGTTACCCTCGTTATAATGACGAGGGTAATTATTTTTTTAAATTAAATTAAATTATATTATAATGAAATCAAAAAAAGAACAGTACAAAGCGAAAGCTTATCGATTAAAAGGAGATAAATCTCCTCTATCTTACATGTTGTCTTCAAGACACTCACAAAGATCACCCTTATTACATTTTGACGAAGATCAAGGAAGTAACAGACCTTTACGTTATGCTCGTAATCAAAAGTCACCTTTTGAAGATGAACAGGACGGTAATGCTATTTTAGAACCTATTGTGTTTGAGGATGGAATGCTTTCGGTTTCAAAAGAAAATCAAGTTTTACAAAAATTTTTAGAACTACATCCAAGCAATGGATTTGTGTTTGAAGAAATAAACCATGAACGTGATGCCGCTCAAGAATTAGAGTGGGTTGAGTTTGAATTAGAAGCTCAAATAGAAGCTAAGAAAATAACTAAAGATATTTCTAAGCTGACACAAATATGCAGAGTGTTAATGGGTAACGCTGTAGAAAAAATGACAACAGCTGAATTAAAAAGAGATATATTAGTTTATTCTAAAAATAATCCTCATGACTTTTTAGATACTGTAAACGATCCTATGTTAGAACTTATGGATGATGTTTACCAATTTTTTAATTTATCCTTTTTAACTTTAAGAAATAATGGAAAGGATGTATATTACAATCTTCCAAACAATAAAAAGAAAATGCTAACAGTTCCTTTTGGAGAAGATAAAAACTTTATCGTAGCATCTTTCATGAAAAGTGATGATGGTTTAGAAGTTTATAAACTATTAAAAAATAAATTAAAATAAAACTAACTAACCAGAAAGAAAAGCCGCCTAATTAGGTGGCTTTTTTTTTACTATATTTGTACTTTATTAACCCATTAAAAACTTTTTATAAAATGGCAAAATTTCTTAAAATTACGAATGCTCCTATCACTGGTCAATTAATCAGTCTTGACGGAGTCAAAGCTATTGCTACAGCAACAGCTACAGCAGTAACAGTTACAATTGACTATGTTGATGGAACTACTACTACAGTAACAACAGCAGCTCAAGTAGCTCATGATGTTTACAACTCTATATTAGACAATATGGAAGTAGCATTGGCTACATCTTGGCAAAAACCTTACTTTGAGGTTTTATTACCAAAAGCTGTTACGAGTATTGTTAATGCTTAATAAGCAAATTAACTAACCAATACCTTAAGAGGCTACAAAAAAAAGTAGCCTCTTTTTTTTTGCTATCTTTGTAAAAAGAAATTATTATGCCTATAAATGAAGTAAGGAATACTGTATTAGCAATAGCCAATAAAAATAATTACGGATATATATCACCAGCAGATTTTAATCTTTATGCTGCTCAAGCACAAATGGATATGTTTGAAGATTATTTTTATCAATACAATAACCAATTAATAAAAGAAAACCAAAGGACTTCTGGTACTGGTTACGCAGATATAACAAAAGGTTTAGCGGAAGTTATTGATACTTTTTATGTAAATACACCTTTATTAAACTCAGCTACAACTCAGCTGGGAGATATACAAACTAACTTATATACACTTCCTTCAGATTATTATTTAATTAATAAGATGATGGTATATACAAAAGAATTAGCTTCAGGAACTACAACCTCAACAAATGTTGCTGCTACAGCGGTAAACGACACTACAGCGGACTTTATTGCAGCAGGAGTAGCTCCTGGAGATATAGTTTCTACTATTACAAATGGAGTAGTTTATAATACTGTAATTTCACAAGTAGTTAGTGCTACTAATATTTTAGTGTTTTCTACAGCAGGAGCAACAGTATGGGATCTTGTAGGGAAAACATACAACATATATTCTGCAAATGATGTTATGGATGCTGAACGAGTTTCACAAGCTAAAATAACTCTATTAAATAATTCTATTTTAACAAGACCAACATTAGGATATCCTGCATATACCCAAGATGCATTATCAGCTCAGGCTTTTCCTATTACAATAAATAAAATAGGACAGCTTACCTCTCAGTATGTGAGGTATCCTCTTGCGCCAAACTGGACTTACGCTACATTATTAGCAGGTGAACCTTTGTTTGACTCAACCGCAGCGGATTATCAAGATTTTGAATTACCACTTTCTGATGAGCCTTCATTGATAGCTAAGATATGTCAGTACGTGGGTATAGAAATAAGAGAAGCAGATGTGTATAATTTTGGTACACAAGAATTAGTAGCAGAACAACAAACACAAGGATAGATGGCATATATAAACGATTACGCATATTACGCAAATTCAGGAAACAACCCAAGTGATTCAAACTGGGGTTCATATCAATATGTTTCTTTAGCAGATATAGTTAACAACTTTATGTTAATGTATCAAGGAAACCATGAACTTATAAATAACATAAATCGTTATCAAGTTTTATTTCATGCAAAAAGAGGCATACAAGAACTAAACTACGATGCAATGAAGGAAATAAAAATACTTCAATTAGACATCACACAGCAATTAAGATTTGTGTTGCCACAAGATTATGTTAATTGGGTAAGAATATCTATTTATGAAAATGGATATTTAAAACCTTTAACAGAAAATATACAAACCAATTGGTCTACAGCTTATTTACAAGATAATAATTCTAATATTTTGTTTGATCAAGACGGAAATGTACTACAGCCTCAAGAGTCTGAAGTAGATTTGGGAAGAATTTTAGGTGGATCTAAAAGCATATATTTAAATGCTTCAAGCCCATATAATGGAGCGGAAGGATACTGTTGCGATGGTAATTGGTATTTTGACTATGCCATTGGTTCACGTTTTGGATTAAACACAGAAACAGCCAATTCTAATCCTACTTTTTCAATAGATAAACAATCAGGGGTTATTAATTTTAGTAATATAGGAGGCGCTGCATCTATTGTTTTAGAATATGTTTCTGATGGTATGGAAAATGGAGTAGATACCCAAGTACAGTTAAATAAATTATTTGAGGAATATATTTATGCTTATATTAGATATTCCATTCTTAATGGTAGATTAGGTGTTCAAGAATATGTTGTTAACAGAGCCAGAAAAGACAAGTCTTCTTTATTAAGAAACGCAAAAATAAGATTAAGTAATATACATCCTGGAAGACTTTTAATGAACTTAAGAGGACAGAATAAATTGATAAAATAGTATGCCAATAACTACAACAAATTTTGTGGCTGGAAGAATGAATAAGTCAATAGATGAAAGACTTCTTCCAAAAGGAGAATATATAGATGCAATGAATGTTCGTTTGGGTTCAACTGAAGCGACTGAAATAGGAGCTGTAGAAAACTCGAGGGGGAATGAACAGTTAACTACTCTACAATACAATGGAGTTAATTTAAGCTCATCTGCAGTATGTATAGGGGCGTATGAAGACGGTGTTAGAGAAACTATATATTGGTTTGTTCATGATGGATCTAATACGCAAGCTCCAGGAGGAGTTGTAGACTTAGTAGTTTCATATAACACCACTAATCAAATAGTTAATTATCACGTTATTACAACAGAACTTTTAAGCTTTGATCCTTTGTATTTAATTACAGGAGTTGATTTAATTGAAGATTTACTTTTTTGGACAGATGATAAAAACCCTCCTCGAACAATAAATATAAATAGAAGTTATCCAGAACCTGTTGCTAATGTAGATCAAATTATCGAAGAAGATATATCGGTTGTCGTTAAACCACCAGGGTTTGAAAATGTTGTTGGGAATAATAAACCTTTGCCAGCCCCTTTATTGTCTTTTTTAAATATCGCAGGAAACGAAAATTATATAGAAAATAGGTTTTTATGTTTTGCATATAGATATAGATATGAGGACGGTCAGTATAGCGCAACTTCTTTATTTACTAACCCTGCCTTTGTACCTCGTCCTTTTCAGTTTAGCACTAAAAACTTCTGTAATGATGGTATGCTTAATTTATATAATGGAGTTGAAATTGAATTTTCAACAGGAAGTTCAAGAGTTAAAGAGGTAGATTTAATATTTAAAGACACTAACTCAACAACTTTAAACGTAATAGAAAGATTTAAAAAAGAAGATTTTGGTTGGGCTGACAATACAACTAAAAAATTTACGTTTACCAACAATAAAATATATACTGTTTTAGGTAATGATGAATTACTAAGACAATATGATAATGTTCCAAGATTAGCTAAAGCTCAGACAATACAGGGTAATAGATTAATGTATGGTAATTATGTAGATGGATACAACATAACAAGACCAGATGCAAATGGTAGTCAAATTGCTATCGATTTTAACACAAGCGTTGTTAATACACTTCTTGGTTTCGCAGAACTTCCTTTAGGTCTTTTAAATAGTGGAATACCATATACTATAGATCCCAATCCAGGACAAAGTGAAACAATTGTTAACTCAAAAGTGACAATAGATTTAACTCCTATTGCAGATAAATTAAAAGCAAATTCTTTATTTGGATTAACTTTTAACTTCGATAGTGATAAAAGAGTTTTTTTCCCTTCTGACAGTTCTGAAGCAACTGCTAATGTAAATTTTCAAAATTCACCATTTACAGTATCTATAAACATTACATTAGATCAGGATTACGCAAGTCCTTATGATTTTTTTAATAGTCCTTTATTTGCAGACCGTATTGGTACAATTCTTAATACAAACTTTGAGCCTCTTGCTACAGCAGATCAAGGAAACTCATTAACAGATTTTTTTAATAATGAACTTTCTTCTCCAGCTTTAGGTAGTTTCCCTTTTACAAAATTTAATAGTGGTATTACAGATTCCTCTATTCAACAAGGATTTAGGCTTTCTAATTTTTCTCCAGGATCAAATACATGTGATATACAAACTATCGCAATGGCTTTTCAAACCACTGACACAACTGATCCTCTTGTTCCAGTCGTAACTACTTTATATGAATACTTTAGGTTTATATCTGTGCAAGGAGCTTTTACTACAGATTTAGACACTGGTAGTTTACACAGTGATCGAGATTTTGAAACAGGAATTGTATATAGTGACGAATACGGAAGATCTTCTACTGTTTTAGTTTCTCCATACAACACTGTGTATATAGAGCCTGGGAATAGTGTAACCGCAAATAGTATACAGGTTGCTGTATCTTCCAGAGCGCCATATTGGGCAGAACGATATAAGTTTGTAGTTAAGCCGAGTAAAGCAGGATATGAAACTATTTTTTCTAACTTTTATTATATTAGACCAAGTGATAATATGGTCTTTTTTAGGCTTGAAGGTGACAACGCAAATAAAGTGGCTAAAGGAGATTTATTAGTCGTTAAAGCGGATGTTAGTGGACCTTTGAGTAGAGTTGAAACCTGTGAGGTTTTAGAGATAAGTGCCGAGCCAACAAATTTCTTAAATGATGATAATGAATTGGGTGAGGATTCAAACCAGTTAAAAGGTTTGTATATGCAAATTAAAAATCAAAATTTTGATATTGTTATACCTGACGATTCTTTAGTAGAGTTTGGAAATTTAAGGAGAAGAAGTGATTCAAGAGGATGTACAAATGGAAGAAAAATAGGTTATCCTTGTTTTACAACAAATCCTGATACAAACGTTACTACAAATTATACAGTCCCAGGTGGTTCTGTTATAAGACTAAAGGTGGTTATGTTTCGTAATGACACTTTTAACGGAAATAGCTGTCAAGAAATAAGATGGGAGTGGGAGCAAGAATACGTTGCAAGTAGAGATTATTCAGACATGAGAAGGTGGTGGATTGGAGACAATATAAATCCAAATCTTGCGCAACCAGGAAACTTGGCAGATGAGACAGATGCTATATTTAATTCAACCTTAGTCGCTCCAGGACCTGGTGGCCCTACAAGTGGTGTAGCTAATAACGTAGCATGTACTACTTGGGATGTAACTTTTCAATGGATACAAGATAATGCTCAAGGCATTAATGATCCATTGTATTTAGGTGTTTCTTCTGGAGTAAAAGGATGTAATAGACCTTGGCCACAATCCGACAGGACTTCGGATTTAGATGTTGAATTAGTGGTGTTTAGAGCAAACACATTATGTGTGTTTGAAACAGAACCAGCTGATGCTAATGCAGAATTGTATTATGACGCATCTCAATCTTTTGAAATATCACAACCTGATGGTTTTCATTTATCTGGAAACAATACAGACCTGAACGATCAAAATCAAACCGCAACACAAGACGCTGTAGTTAATTTAAATTTTAGAGATTGTTTTTCTTTTGGTAATGGTGTAGAAAGTTTTAAAATAAAAGATCGCTTAGTAGGAAGACCATTTCAATTAGGTCAAAGAACATTAGCTGTTTCTAATCAAGACTATAAAGAAGCCGATAGATTTGAAGGTATTACTTATAGTGGTGTTTTTAGTAGTAATAGTGGCGTTAATAATCTAAATGAATTTAATTTAGGATTAATAAATTTTAAAGATTGTGAAACATCTTTTGGTCCAATACAAAAAATGCATCCAAGAGAAACAGATATTTTAGTTTTACAAGAAGACAGAATTACCTATGTATTATCATCTAAAAATTTAATTAGCGATAGTACTGGTGGTGGAGTTATTGCTTCTGTTCCTGAAATATTAGGGACACAGATTGCTCGTATTGAAGAATATGGTATTAGTTATAATCCAGAAAGTTTTGTTGCTCATGGATATGATATGTTTTTTACCGATGTAAAAAGAGGGGCTGTTATTAGATTAAGAGGTACTTCAAAAAATAATGATTCTTTAGAGGTAATATCTCAATTTGGAATGCGTTCTTGGTTTAGAGATGAGTTTTATTCGTCTATACAAACACAAAAGCTTGGAGCGTTTGATCCTTATATGGATGAATATGTTTTGGGTATGAACTGCAAAACTATACCTCTTCCTCCAGAAATATCTCAATGCGGATATAAGCTTCAAAGAAACGGATTACAAACTGGCTCTAATAATGCTATTGTGTCTGTTATAAATTATGGATCTTTAATTGGAACTGCTAATTTTAATTATAATATTACAAGTGGATCAATAACTATTTCTGTATTATGGAATGGTGTTACAACCACAAGTTCTACTTTAACTGGATCAGGCACGTTTAGTTTTAACAAAACCCTAAATAACCCTACGAACGCAACTGTAACATTTACTGCAATTACAGACGCTTCGTTTGTTGCGACAGCTGCATGTATTGAACCGTTAAATATTACTGTAATAAAGGTAGCAATGAACTCACCAGAACAAAGTGGTAAATTCATTCATGTTGAATATTTTTGGGAAGACACTGCAAATGTTAGTCCAGTGGATTCAGATTTAGTTGAGTTTGGTTCAAGCAATTTAGTGCCTTCAAGTTATGACGCTCAAACAGGGGTAAGATCATTAGGTGTTTTTCCATATACTGGAGTTGATCTAACAGTCAGATCAAATAAAATTAATTTTGACGATTATGACTGGGGTTATCCTGACGATAATTTTAAATATTTATCAAGTAATACTCTTTATGGTAATAATCAAGCTGATACAGCATCTTTGCTTGCGGCAGCTACAACTATACCGAATAGTAGTGTTTCAAACCCTTCAGCTGGTCTCTATCAGGCAACTATAACAAATTTATCTCTACCAACTAATAATCAATATTTATATTTAATATATGATTATAGATTAACAAGTTGTCAAGAATTTTGTTACGATGCAAGTTCAGCAGCTTCTGCATGTTGTGATTGTAGTTTTACTTTTACATCATATCAAAGCAGTTCTGTATTTCAATCAGAGCCAGATGTATGTGGTCAACCTTTAAATATAACATACTATCACTCAGGAAGTAGCACGCTACCTGAATACGAAGATTTTGTTTACTCTTCATCTGACGGTGAAGTAGGATCTCAGTTAACTCAAGGTCTTTATAAAATAAGTGCAACAGATTATATAACAGTAAATCAATTTGGCTTAGTTACTGCGGTAACTACATGCCCATAAATAATTAAATAAATGGCAGCATTAGGAACATATTGTTTTGATGGATTAAATTTTTCTCAAGCTTCAGCTTTGTTTACAGACTCAGGCTTAACTACACTTGCTCCAGACGGATATTATTCTCAAGGAGGAATTATAAGACAACAATTAAATGGATCTTTACTAAACGCACAACCATGTGGCACATGTTTAGTACCCTGTGGTTCAGGAATATCTGCTTCTTTTTCGGATAATGGTTTATTTACAGCTACAGTAGATTTAGCTAACGATACAGGGGCTGTCGTTATGTATTTTTATATGGGAGCTTCTATTCCAGATGGTGTAGATGTAACATACAATGGAACACATTACAATAGATTAACTTGTCAAGGAAACCATGACACTACCACCATTGTAGATGGTGCTGGAGTACAAGTGGATTATGCAGGTAGATTTAATCAAGGTACAGGATTACCTACTTATGTAGGAAGCGACACCAATGCCCCTCAATTACTTTCTCAGTCACCTTTTAATAATACGCCAAGTGGTGGAGGATGCGCTGCCAGCGATCAACCACAGGAATATACTTTGAGTGGAAGTCCAGCAACATATGTCGCTCAAGGAACATTTCAAACTGTTACTGCAGTATCGTCTCAAGTAGGGTGTAATCCAACTGGTAGTCAAGTTTTTACTTTAGTTGTGCCTAAAACAGCAGCTACTCCAACCGCTATCAATGTTTTAATTAGCGCACCTTTATGTGGTACACTTTTTAGATGGGAGGTAGATTGTCCAGCAGCTCTTCCATCTTTTGAAGGCAGCCCTTTAGGTGGCATTGGTTGTGATGGTCCGACTACAACTTACTATTTTGCACGAAATGCAACTGGCACTAATCCACCTTTTACTGTTGACACAAACGTATTTCCAGAAATCGGTAATTTTGTTTTTACAGTTGATGATGGTTCAGTATACTTAAATGACACCAGTACACTTCAATACGTTATAATTGGTAATCCTGGACCAATGCCAAATACCGCTTTAGGAATAAGAAATGGAGTTGTTGTATCTTCAGGGCCTTGTAATCCAACTTAAAAATATAAAATATGGCAACAAAATGCACATCAAATTATACCTTAACCTTTAGCGAAAGCTCAAAAGGCTGGCCTTCTTTTTACTCTTTTTACCCTGATTTTATGATAGGCATGAATAGTTTTTTCTATTCATTTAAAGGGGGTAATATTTGGAGACATAACACAGGTGCTAATCGTAATACATATTATAATAGTTTTGCTAATTCAACTATTACAAGTGTTTTTAGTCCTGAACCAACACTAAGTATTAAACTTTTTAAAACTCTTTCATATGAAGCTACAACAACTGTAGCTAACACTGAGGAAGCAAGGTGGGAATGCACATCGCTTTTGACTGATTTAACGGATGGTAATCCAGGTTCAATGCTTGATACTTATTTTGAGCAAAAAGAAGGAGAGTGGTTTAGTTTTATAAGAACTAATGCAGGTACTGTAAACTGGCAAATGAGGTCGGCAAATGGAATAGGTGTATGCACGTCAGTTAGTGGAGTGGCAGGTATTATGTTGATTGAGTTCGCAGGAGCTATTGGATCTATATTAAATATTGGAGATAACGTATATGCCGCAACTTTAACAGCTGGTGTAGCTACTACAGCTCCAATTTTTTTAGGTGAAGTTCAAAGTAAAACAAGTACAAGCATTACTGTAGACACAACATTGCCAGGTGGTTCTATACCAACAGTTGGTCAATTTATTATGTTCATTAAAAATGCAGTTGCGGAGTCACATGGAGCAAGAGGATATTACTTAGAATTTAAACTTGAAAACGACTCAACAGATCCTGTAGAACTATTTTCTGTCGGTAGTAGTGTGATGAAAAGTTTTCCATAGAAATTTACTATCTTTGTTTCTAAATCATATTTAATGGAATTAGATATACGAAGACTTGAAAGCGAGGATTGGAGTACGTTAACTTCGTGGTGGGATAATTGGCCAGATTGGCAAACCCCACCCAAAGATTTTTTACCAGATAATGGTAAAGGTGGTTTTATAGTAGAAAAAAACAACATGCCAATTGTCGCAGGTTTTATGTATTTTACTAATTCTGAAGGAGTTTTATTAGAATGGATTGTATCAAACCCATTTTACAGAGATGATGACAGGCAAGATGCAATAGAGTTTTTAATTCTTACATGTGAAGAATATATAAAAGCAAATGGTAAAAAATATATATTTAGCATAGGAAGAAATAAACATTTAATAGAAACACATAAAAAATTAGGTTACCATGTAGATACAAAAATATCTCATGAAATAATAAAAAAACTATAATATGGCAGCAGCAACAGCAATAGCAGCAACAGGAGTTTTGGTTAGTGCCACTTCAGCTGGTATGAGTTTTTCTCAAGCAGCAAAAGCAAAACGACAAGGTGAAAAGGCTCAACAAGCAAGTAAAAAATTAATGAAAGAAGCAGAGCGTAAAGCTGAAGTTGAGTTTTTCCAAAAACTAAATGTACCTTTAGACGCTTATGGAAAAGAATATGAACAAAACTTACAAGTTCAACAACAAGGAATTCAAGCTTTACAAGAAGGTGATAATCGTAATTTAGCAGCTGGTATAGGAAGAGTTGGCGCGGCAGCAACAGATGCTAATGAGAATACTCGAATTGGAATGGGTAAAGAAATGTTTGAGTTAGAAAAAATGCAAGTGCAAGAGCAGTCTGATATTAATCAAGACTTAAAAGACATGAAAGTTGGAGCAGCAGCTGATCAACAACAAATCGCAAGAGATGCAGATGAAGCCAGAGCAGCAGCGATGCAACAGGGTGTTGCGTCTGTTGGTAGTGCGGTACAGGGAGCAGCAGCAGCAATACCTCTATTTCCTAAGTCAGCTATGGATAATCGTGCTAATAAATTAGCCGATCAAATTATGGCGTCAGGAGATCCAAATATTATGAATAAAACTGCAGCAAATCCTAATTTTAATCAAGCTGAATTTGACAGATTAACAGCTTTAGGAGATCCAGCGAAAGCATCATTATTTGCCTCAACCACTTCAGTTCCAAGAGGACGT